CTCCTATGTTTGCACCAGGTGTCTCAGTGAGCACTGAGATCTGCACTTGGTACCCACCTTAGCCGAAGTTTTGTCTTCGGCCTCTGCGTAAAACCGTGAGTCCACTTTTTGAGTGGACTCGGTTCCTCAGTAAGGAACTGGAATATCGCAGAGTCGTCATTGGTCGGCGTCTTCTCTGCCTTCGTCGAAAAGACGGGCAGGAGGGACTCCTCCCTTTGTAGAGCACTATTCCATCGCCGCTTCGCGCGGTTAGGAGGTGTTACAAAGGAACTAAAACCAGTGACTCCAGACGCGACTGGTACGGTTGGTATTACTACCTTCCGTATGGTCGAAGCGATCGCTACCGAGGTTCGAACTAAAAACTTCATGTAGAAGTTGTTCGAAGACGCGATAGTACTCGCAATCGAGTCTGGATCGTTGCCAATGTTTCCTTTCCAATAGGCGGGTGTCACATCGACGCCGCCAAAGGAATCAACTCCGCAAGACTCACGGAACTTCCCGTTCCAATAAGACTTGCTGGTGTTGACCTTGAAGTAAAGTGCTTCAAGGAGCAAAATCAGCGACTCCCGACAATCTGTGGAGACGATTATATCGTCCCCAAAGACGGCCACTTCTCCTTCGAGTCCTTCAATAGACTTGACTGTAACTGGCAGGCGTCTCTCAGTGAGGACGCATGCTATCGCTACAGACAAGAAAATGAGTGACTCTACTGGAAAAGTACAGGCACTACCCATTGTTGAGAACTTTCTCAACGCTACCTTAGACGGCTTGTCTTTAACAAGCGTCTGAGTTAGGAAATGGGTTCGCGTCGCCTGTAGGGCGAGTAGCAAATCAGGGTTACCCCTGAAAAGCTGCCCTACGACGTGCGGAGTGACACGGTCGGATGCTGCGGAAAGGTCCACAGTAGCCAAACGCCCACTCGCCGACCCCACCTGGCAGAGGTGCTGGTTCAGAGATTGATCCGTAAAACGGATAAATCGACCGATCCAGGAACGCTCCACCCTGGAGCAAAAGTAGTCCCAGCAATTCTGCTGGCACCACTGATGCTCACGAGGCTCAGCGGCAATAAGCCGTGGCTTCGTATAGGACTTCGGTACACTGATGAGCCGAGAGGAAGGCTCATCATTGCTAATCTCTCGATTAGCGGTGTCGCATGCCCATGCGCTATAGCTATGGTAGCCATAGTCTGCAATGGGAAACGCAGTCTCTAAGCGGTCGGACCAGTTTGACCAACAATATTTGTTGGTTGGGCCGATACGGTCAGAGATAGCACCTGGACCATGCTTAAAGCGCCACTCATTGGGATCATAAACCCCAAGTGTGGTACTCAGTACATTAGATACAGCATCTAAGGTACTGAGGAGGTTGAAGAGCCTTCCTCCTTCTTGTAAGGGGGTAGGGTCTCCGGGACGTGAGGTGACGACTGTCGACTTACAGAATCCTCTGTAGGTCTCGCCGACTTCTTCCCGTCGCGGAAATCGATGTGTCCAGAAACCTTCGGGTTCTGGCAACCGCTCATCAACGTCAAGAAAGTCATTAACTTCGTTAATGACCGCCTTGTCGCTACATGCCACGCAAACTTTCTTAGCAGCAGATAGAATCTGACGCAAGAAGAAAATTGCTTGAACATCGTAGTCCTCCTTTAAGCCACCGAGGCTGTGAAAAACGAGTAGATACAGTCCCCTAAGAAACTTAGGGATCGGTGTCCTGTTTGAGAACCTCTTGCTAAGAGGTAACCCAGACAGCTTGTACTCGCCATTGTCTAAGCATCTATCCAGATGCTTGCACAATGCGGGGAGGTCCACCAAATAGGTGTAAATACCTCGCCGCGATACAGCCTCTCGGAGACGCACGAGATCCCTCTCGAACTCGTCTACGAGTGTCGGGTAGGCGTATGAAGCATCTGCAAAGAGCGCTTCATAGACCTTGCTCAACTCCTGGACATGGCATTTAGACATAGTATCTTTCGGTACAAATGTCCCATGCTGTGTACGTCCACGAAGCAAGACAGGACCGGCCGAACACGGAGCCCTCACACGAATGTGTGAGTTAAGACTCCCAGTTCATCAACTTAACCAGGGCTGCGTTAGTCGAAGCAATCATCCAATCGGCGATTGCATCCGCATTAACGTAGCCTGAGTCACTCGGCAATTGCTGAATGACGAAGTACATCGTCCTGGTGTACTCTGGCACAGTCGAAGTGGCGTAGATCGTTTCCAACAACTCAACGTTGTGACGATCATACGCGACGCCGTTTTTCGTCGTTTTGGAATGACGAATAGTGAGCTTCATTTCATGTGTTGCGTCATTATAACGAAACACTGAACCGAAGCTGTCTTGGTTGATCTTTGTCACGGTAACATTACCGGTGGAACAAGGAACAACAATCGTGTCCGCAAACATAGGAGTTTCCTTAACTTTTCTTGTCTGTGTATCTACCTTGGGAGCTTCCTGCGCCCATGGCCGAGCACATAAAGAGAAGCTAGGATCGACCACTTGCCGCCATCCAAAAGCGGCATAGCTGTCGGTGCAAAGGGCAAGATTGGAGCGATTGGCCATCGCTGCAATCTAGTCTGTTCGGCAACTGGCATCCCAGAAATCTGGGACCAGGTGCCGGCTTGAGTAAGCTCAAACCTCGTCTTAGACGTGGTTCGCCGCATCAAGCAAGACTTAGTATGGGTCAGGAAAAGTGTATTGTTGTGAGCCTGCAAAACAGTGCCCACTCCAGTAAACCAATCCACAAGCCAACTCCAGGGATAGATTTCCCAAAGAGTTTGCAGCGCCTCATATCCGGTGATACCATAAGTAAGGCGTCGAGCAAGATTTAACTTGCTAGCGCCGTCGAACGGGATCATCGATAGACCAGTGGTATTCCACTGGACCGTAGCCCACATCTCAGATGTGTACTTCGTGATGCGATTTGCCTTCCAAGTGTCGAGGTCACTGTGAATAATTGTATTCACAGGGGCATCTTCAATGGAAGACCGACCCAAATTAACCCTACTGCGTATAAATCCCTTTTGCTGAAGACGATCAAGTTGTGCAAACCGTTTATTAACGGCTCCGCAGAAATCGATCATCTTCATCAGGTCCCCGATCATCGGCTTGATGGCCCAGCGCCAGGACAAATGTCCTGTAGCTATTCTCCGTAATAGAGAATCGCCCCAATGCCGAATAGCCAGGGGAACCAGTGTGAAGGCTTTCCAAAACCTTCTGATGTCGTCAGGGGTCCGCCGCAACTCTTTTGCGAGTTGAGGAAGATCCTTTAGCTCAGCGTAATACGAAGGCAAGCTCACATGAGCAGCCGACGGATTAGACTTAGCTAGCACTTGCCACGCGATGTTGTTCTGCTCCAACAATGTTGGATTAGGAAACTTCGATGTAGTGGCAACTGGCGAGGTGGGCCAATCAATCGGATAATGATTAAACTCCCTAAGGAGTTGACCATTAAGCGGATTGACCATCTTGCCATCCAGATAAGGCTGCACGGTAAAGTTAGAAACAAGCTCGAAGGCGTTAACGCCATCGCGATTGCCAACTGTATCCTGGCAGTTCTTAGCTAGTCCCTCTGGCCGGGCAGACGCCTTTGTGCCTCGAATGTTCCAGTAACAAGTACCGGAAACATTCTTACGGGCATCAAGATTTCTGACACGGGCAGTAGGCATGCGACGACCTCCACTAAGAGATTACCGACGGGATTGGTTAACCCATAAGCAAGAACTTGCCTCTCATAAAGAGGGGATCTCGCTGATCGGGCAGCAACAAGCTGC